CTTAGCGGTATTGAGCTCAGGATGCTTGCCCACTATCTCGCCAGATATGATAAAGGACGCTATACCAAAATCCTCCTTACCGGAGACATCCATCAAACCAATGCCGACAGGATTGGGATTACCAGGAGAGACGTTAAAACCGTCACCTACGCCTTCCTCTACGGAGCAGGAGACAGAAAAATCGGCGTCTCCGTTGATAAGCAATTAAATGATGAACAAGCTACTAAGAAAGGTAAAGAGATCAGGAAAGCTTATATCGCTGCCATCCCAGGTCTTAAAGAGCTGTTGGAAGCGGTACACAAAGCTAGTGAGAGGGGTTTTCTTTATGGACTCGACCACCGTCGTATCGGCGTTGACTCGAGGCATAAGTCTCTCAACTATCTCCTACAGTCATCGGCGGCGACGATTGCCAAAAGATGGATGGTATTAGCCAATGAACATTTACCAAAAACTGCTCACCAACTTGCATTCGTTCATGATGAACTACAATTTGAATGTTCACAGTCAGAAGCGAAAGATCTAAAGTTCTTACTAGAACTAACAGCTGTACAAGCTGGAGAGTATTACAACATGAGATGTCCTGTAGCAGCTGAATCAAAATCAGGAGCTAACTGGGCAGAAGTACACTAACCACCTATGAAATTATTAATAGATGCAGACTACATCGTATATAAATCGTGTGCTGCAGCAGAAACTGAACTTGATTTTGGTGACGATGTTATCCTTGTCACTAGCAACTTCAGTGATGCTTATAACGCAACACAAAGAGAACTTACCAAGCTTAAGAACGAGTTTGGGTCACTCTCTCCTATAATCTTATTCTTTTCAGACACTAAGAATTTTAGGAAAAAAATCTTACCCGATTATAAAGGGCATAGAAATCGTAAGAAACCCTGTGGTTACAAACGTGTAATCAACAAACTCAAGACTGAGTATGAAGTAATCATCATGCCTGAACTAGAGGCTGATGATGCTATGGGTATATACGCAACGCAAAACCCAGGTAATATTGTTGTGTCTCCAGACAAAGACATGAAACAGATACCTGGGGAATTATACAATTTGGATGAAAGATTCACAGTCAGCAAGGAAAGCGGAGCAGCTTGGCACCTTACTCAGTGTCTTTCTGGAGATCAAACTGATGGATATGGCGGAGTCCCTGGAATTGGAGTTAAACGAGCAGAGACTCTATTCAATAAAGAGGGATACAGCTGGAAAACAGTGGTAAAGGCTTTTAAAGATAAAGATCTTACAGAAGAAGATGCACTAGTAAATGCTAGGCTTGCACGTATACTAACAGTAGATGATTATGACTTCAAAAATAACAGACCCATCTTATGGAATCCCTCCACCAGTTACAGAATTAACTATGGAACAGGATCTGAAGATGAGAGTAATAGAAGATAAAATAAAAGAAGGTTGGTATGAGCATAAGGAGGATATTATGACTGTCTTCCTTGCTCTACAGAAACAAAACTTCATATTAGGAAATTCACTAAAAAATTTAATTAACCACTGGCCACATGAAGAAATCTTTCTTATCCACTCAGGCCAAAGAATTCCGAACAAAATACAACCTGAAAAACTCAGCTGACAGACAGACTAGAGCTTATCAAAAAGATTTAATTGTAGAAGAGTTTAAGGAATTTCTAGAAGCTGAAGGGATGATGTTTATGCACGGTAGAAATCATCAAGAACATGCATTAAAAGAGTTAGCTGATTTAGTATATGTATGTTATCAGTTTGCTGAAAATCAAGGATGGTTCTTAGATGAAGCACTGAATCGTGTTCATGAATCTAATATGTCCAAGCTCGGAGAGGACGGTAAACCAATATACCGAGAAGATGGAAAAGTCCTGAAGGGACCAAACTATAAACCACCAAATTTGTCTGATTTATTCTAATGACTACAGAACTTATATCTCGCACAGGGCGGGTCCAATCATGGTTGGATAATCCTGAATCTCGTCTCCCAGTGAGCTGTACAGTTTTTGTTGTAGAGGACTCAATGGAGGGTGAAAATGGAATCGAAGCATCGTGGAGATATGTCTCCCATGGACTTAGATTTGGAGCAGGAGTTGCGGTCCATTTATCTAAGCTCCGACCCAAAGGAAGTGAAAACGGCAAAGGTCTTACGGCTTCTGGCCCAGTATCCTTCGGAAAAATCTACTCAACCTTAAACTTGACCATCCTGATATTCTTGAGTTCATTACTACTCCCAGGGAAGAACTCTCATGGGTCAAGAGGTGCGTGGATATTGATCCGAGAAAATGGAACAACACGGATAATAAGGTAAAAGATGCCTTATTATATGGTATTAAGTCAGGTGACATCTGGCTAAATAAAATTAAATATGATAACAATGGAGAAAGAATCTATGGCAACGTCTGTCTTGAGGTTTACTTGCCCTCACGTGGAACATGCTTGTTACAACATGTCAATCTCGGTGCCTGTAGTGCAGGAGAGCTCAAGCAGGGTTTCGTTCAAGGTATGCAACAATTGTGCAGCCTCCATAGTAGGACAGGTGTTGGAGCAACTGGAGAATACTTGCCAGATACTATCGACAGGCAAGTCGGCCTCGGAGTACTCGGCCTCGCAAACTTCTTAAAGAAAAATAATATAACCTACGATCAGTGGGGAAGAGCTTTAAGTGTAGTTAATGATGGAAGTGCTATAGTTACTCCTACTGAACACTTAGCTAAAATATTTAAAGAAGCTATTGATGCAGCAGCTGATGTAGCTAGAGAAAATAATATGGTAAGAGCTTTTGCTATAGCTCCTACCGCATCCTGCTCTTATCGTAGTAAGGATCGTGATGGGTACACATGTACGCCTGAAATAGCACCACCAATAGCTACCTCTGTAGATAGAGATAGTGGAACCTTTGGTGTACAACACTATGATTATGGCGATGTAGAAATCGCTAGTAAAGTCGGCTGGAATGCTTATAAAAAAGTAGCCGATGAAACAATTAAAATGTTTAATAACACGGGACTTCTTCATGGATACAGCTTCAACTCTTGGAGTGATGTTGTAACCTACGATAGACAATTCGTAGAAGAGTGGTTACTTTCACCCCAGACCTCCCTTTACTACTCCCTGCAAGTAATGGGCGACGTACAAGATAAGACCGATGCGTATGCAGCATTAGATCAAAGTGAAGTCGATGATTACTTACAGGATATACTCGGAAACGAGCCAATAACCTGTGATTGTCAAGAATGATGAGGAAAACACCGTATCAAAAATTAATGGACCGTAAACGGAAGTGGTCCCCCGTAATTCCCACCGCTGGAGTATTTAAAGATGGATCAGAAGATGCTATTAGACGTGCACTCGCAATACGTCACATGGAGCTACCTGTGGGAGAATTCATTACTGAAGCACTTGAGAAAGAGGTTCCCGAACATGCTCGGGAGCTTCTGCTCTCTAATGTTAAAGACGAGGAAAGACACGACCAAGCCCTTGGATATATCGTGGATGCACATAGAATTAAGGAAGATGCTCCTGAAGAATTGGAGGCTAAAAGGATAAGAGATGCCTGGATTGCACATCCTGACCATACAATTACCAAAGCTTTGGTCGCAGAACGGGCCATCTTCTTCGTTCTACTCCCTATGTTTAGGTTTAATGGGGATGCTCCTCTTCGCACTGTATCTGCCGATATCTCCAGAGACGAGCAGATCCATGTCGGAACGAATAGCCTTGTATGTACTGAGTTGGGTCTATCTCCTGCTCCTTCTTTGGATAAACTTAGGAAGGCCACTATCAATTGGGTCTTACAACCTCTAGGTATAAATACTACC